TTTTTGTTTGTGCTGGAATATCTAATAGTTTTAGATTCATTAGTTTCCAATTATCAGAAATAATGTTCTGATTATCTAATATTTTCTTATATGTCTTAGACTCATCTAGTTTATCATTACATGTTTTCCATAAGTCATCTAATTCATACTCTTGTTCTAAATTTAATTTAGTAACATGTTTTAATAATGTTTTTGGTCCTATCCCATGAACGCCAGGTATATTGTCTGACTTATCTCCTGTAAATGATCTGTATATTACATAATTTTTAGGATGTACACCAAATTCAGTTAATACTCGTTGTGTATCATACATTTTCTTTTTTATTGGAGACCAAATTTGAATTTGCTCATTAACCAATTGATAAAAGTCTCTGTCTGTAGATACTATTGTAATTTTTTTACTTTTATTTTCGTACATTTGTGTAATATACGCAATGGTATCGTCTGCTTCAATACCATCCATAGATAAGAATGTAACAGGCAATGCATCTAAATATGAAACTAATCTGCTAAACTGATACCGCATAGCTTCTTGCTCTTGTTCAATATTAGCAAAATGATGATCGTGTCTTCGTAATCTTGTTTTATTAGCTCGATTGCCTTTATAATCTTTATAGATTTTTTTTCTTCGCTTAGATCCACCAACTCCATCAAACACGATAATGCATCTACTAGGTTTAAAATCTCTGACACATTTACCGATACTATATAGAAATCCCGTTATACCTCCTATATGCTCACCATCTTCATTAGTTGAAGGAGTTGCTGAAAATGATCTAATGAAAGTATTGAGTCCATCAAAAATCATAATATGATCATCAGGACTCTGGTTTATACTTTCTTTTTCTTTTTGAAGTTGTTTAAATAGCTCTTGATACTTATTCATTATGCTTCTTCGTTTACAACTTCTTCTTCTACTACAACATCGTCAATACCACCATCGATACCAGCACGATATTTGAATATGTATGCTTCGCAAATTCTATTATATAGTCTGTCTTTCATTTCTGAATTTTGTATTACTTTTTCTATAAAATCTTTACTTTGAAATTTGACAGTATCTAGAATTTCTCCAGTTTCAGGATCAATATCGTCTAATGAGTACCAAGCTCCTGATTGAGAAACTAATTTGAAATTTTTCATAATATTTAGCCAACCACCATAGTTGTCAATTCCACTATCATAATATATTTCATAATCAATTTTTCTGTTAGGAGGACCCATTCTGTTTTTTACAACGTGTACATTGGTTTTATTTCCAACTACTTGATCTGCTCCATTTACACGAGCTTTAATCATTCCGGTATTTTTTAAACGGAGTCTAACTGATGAATGAAATGGTAATGCTTTACCGCCTGCTGTTGTCCAT